GGGTCTAAATGTGGTTACTCGCTTTAAAGCAGATGCCTATCCTCAGGATGGCAAAGTATATCGTCTCAAGTCAAATGCAAAATTCGATGCGTTAGGTTACACCGCTAAACACCCACGAGGTGCCTTTGCTCTGAAAGAGCAGGTCGCGGGAGTGGAGACCACGCTGTTGGATGTAGTATGGCAGTTGGGTAAGAGTGGAGTTGTTAGTCCAGTAGCTATCTTAGAACCTTGTGTTATAGGTGAAGCTACAGTTGCTAGAGCAACTCTGCACAATATTGAGTACATACGCGACCTTGATCTTGAGATAGGTTGTAAGGTAGAGGTTATCCGCTCTGGCGAGATCATACCTCGGATTGTTAGGAGATTAGATTGATTGCTACCTGCAAAAAAATAATTCTTGACAGAAACCTTAAAAGTCCGTATAATACTATTTCAATTTCAGAGGAATCACGATGACCATTATCGAAGCCCCAACAAACTGCCCTAGCTGTAGTTCGGTGTTAGAAAGTGTGAATCATCTTCTGTATTGTAAAAATCCACTTTGTGGTGAGAAAGTTGCAAAACTTATCGAACACTTTGCAAAGACTTTGAAGATCAAAGGTCTTGGCCCTGCTACTATTGCTAAACTAGATATTGTCTCCCTAGAGGAACTTTATGATAGAAGCGTAGAAGACATCGCCGAGTCACTAGGCTCAGAGCGACTTGCTGTAAAGTTAGTAGATGAGTTGCAACGCTCTCGCGGTGCTCCACTTAACGTGTTGTTGCCTGCATTTAGTATACCTCTCATTGGTAAATCAGCATCGGAAAAACTATCCAAAGTCTGCGAAGACATCGAAGATATAGACTACGATATGTGCCGACAGGCTGGACTTGGTGAGAAGTCTACTGCTAATTTGTGTGAATGGCTTGAGAATGAATATTACCAAGTATCATTATTACCTTTTAGCTTCAAGTTTGAGAAGACTCAAACAACAAACATAACCCACGGCACGGTTTGTATTAGTGGTAAACTTACCAGTTACAAAACGAAAGCCGAGGCTCATAACAAACTACAAGAGCTTGGTTATGCGGTCAAGACGAGCTTGACTAAGGATGTCACCATCCTAGTAAACGAAAGCGGAGTTGAATCTGCGAAAACTAAGAAGGCCAGAGATGCTGGCGTTCAAATCATAACTAACCTTTTAGATTTTATTGGAGAATAATAAAATGGCACTACCCAAGTGGACTGACGAGCGTACTACCGCTCTTACTGATTTTGTCGGTGGCGAAAGCCCCGTATCCCAAGCTACTGTTGCAGAAGCAGCAGTAAACCTTGAAACCTCTACCCGTTCTATCTCTAGCAAATTGCGCAAGATGGGTCACGATGTAGAGCTGGCTTCTGCCAGTGCTTCACGCGCATTTACTGATGCTCAAGAAGCTACCCTTGCAGCTTTTGTCTCTGACAACAGCGGCACTTACACTTATGCTGAAATCGCTTCTCACTTTGAAGATGGCGCATTCTCAGCTAAGTCAATCCAAGGCAAGATTTTGTCTATGGAACTGACTGGCCATGTTAAGCCAGCTCCTAAAGTTGAGTCTGTTCGCACTTACTCAGCTGACGAAGAAGTTACTTTCATTGGCATGGTCAATGATGGTGCTTTCGTAGAAGCTATCGCTGATGCACTTGACCGTTCAGTAAACTCTGTACGTGGTAAAGCTCTTAGCTTGCTCCGTTCAGGCGACATTGACGCTATCCCTAAGCAGGAAGTTACTAAAGGCGCTTCTAAGGAAGATCCTTTGGCTGACATCGCTGACATTGGTAGCCAGACTGTCGAAGCTATCGCAGAGCAAATTGGTAAGACCGCCCGTGGCGTTAAGACTATGCTCACCCGTCGTGGCCTTTCAGCCGCTGACTATGATGGCGCTTCTAAGAAAGAAAAAGCTTCAGCTTAATCCTTCTTAGTTACACACAAGGGTAGGCTCTTCGGGGTCTACCCTACATTTTAGATTTGAAATCGGGAGACTTTCAATTGAACATCGCTAGTGCGCTTATTAAGCAAGTGCTTACACTACAGGACTTTCAGACCTGGAGTGTAGCGCATAAGCAATACTTTGCAACTGAGTATCATAGTCTGTATAAGATTATTGATAAGCATTGTGAAGAGTTCCATAGAATGCCTACGATTGAAGATCTAAAGTTTGAGATTCGTGATTCAGCTACTCGAGAGAAACTCTACGCAGTAGAAGCAGTCGAGGTCGATGCAGACCCTCAGATGCTTCTTGAGTATCTGAAGAACGAATACACTCAAAAAGAAATTCTGGACTCACTCGAAGATTATATTGAAAACTCTGTTGCATTTGAGAATGCTCAGGAATCAGTAAACCACCTACATCAGATCGTCCTAGACGTTGAAGATAAGGTTGATCTCGAAGACCCACAAGAAAGTATGCAACGTATTGACTTGTTTGAGCCAGAAGAAGATTTAGCCAGGTATATGGCCCTCGGACTCAATGAAGAGTACGACCACGACATAAAGTTCTCTCCTAGAGATCTTGTTATGTTCGGTGGTAAACGGGGTGCTGGTAAATCTGTCATTTGTGCAAACATTGCAACCAGTGTTTACGCTTCAGGTAGATCGGCTATGTATTTCACTATTGAGATGGATAGCCGGTCGATCCTCCAACGATGCTGTTCTATCGCTACAGAAGTTCCTTTTTCTCGCCTCCGTACTCAGAATCTGAGTGTTACCGAGTGGGAGAAAGTAGCTACGTGGTGGGCAGGTCGCTATGTTGATGGGCAAGACCGCTTGAAGGAGTATAGACAACACCGTGACTTTGAGAAGTTGCATACATCACTAAAAAACACCTGCGAGCTTCTCCCGACTCAGCAGTTGGACGTAGTGTATGATGCATCTCTCACTCTCTCCAAGATTCGTGCAGAGCTTGACAAAAAAGTTAAGCCCTTGAATGTTGGCGTCATTATTGTTGACTATATTAATCAGGTAAAGCGGTCGAGTCTACCTTCTCGTGGAGGTCAGTACGATTGGACTGAACAGATCGAAGTAAGTAAAGCATTGAAGTCAATGGCACAAGAGTATGACTGTACTGTAATATCTCCCTACCAAACAGACGCAACTGGTGAAGCACGATTCGCTAAAGGTATTCTTGATGCGGCAGATGCCGCTTATGCTTTGGAGACTTGGGATCATGAGGACGAGTGCATTACATTTAACTGTGTAAAAATGCGTTCAGCTTCTATGAACTCCTTCAGCTCTAAAGTAGATTGGGACAGCCTAAAGATCGGCCCAGAGACTGCAATGACTCCTCAAGAGAAAGACGATTCCTCGCACAAGACTGGCGAAGATATTGATGATCTTTAAAAATATTTCTTGACTTTTTATCTTCTTTTGCGTATAATATACGGATACTTAAAAGGGGATAAAGCATATGGCACTTACATTCGGTAGTTTACGACACACTAGCTCAGGTAGAAAGCGAAAGCCTTTGCCCAAGTCTAAGCGTTATACACCTAAATTTCAGCCCCTAGAAGAAACTACTACTTATCGTAGAGAGACTCCGCAGTATAAGTCTTGCGATCAGGGCGGCCATAATACAGAGTTAGTAGAAAAACCAAAGTTAGCTAGTACCTATACAATTGCACCTGCCTATAACAAAGGTGCTTATCAAGTAATCAGTACAGAAAACATTAAGGATATTGGACGTTGACAGTAGAAGAACTACTAACCTCAAAAGATGTTTATTTTATACCCAAAGGCGCTGACGCTATCGTTAGCTGTCTCAATCCTGAGCACGCGGATAGAAATCCTAGTATGCGGATTGATAAGATTACTGGAGTATTCCAGTGCTTTTCCTGTGGTTATAAAGGAAACATTTTTACCCATTTTGGCGAAAAGGCAAACCAGCTACAACTAAGACGAGAATTACTAAAAAAGAAAATTAGAGAGAAGAGGTCTGAGTCGGTTGGTTTGTCTTTTCCCAAAAATATTATACCCTACACAGGTACTTGGAGAGAAATCAAACCTGAGACATACAAGAAGTTTGAAGCTTTTCAACACCATGATCCTGACCATATCGGTCGTATTGTATTTCCAGTACGAGATATATCAGGTCGAATTGTAGCATTTAATGGTCGTCACACTACAGGAGGCACACCTAAGTACATGATCTCGCCTGCGGGTGCGAAGATGCCTTTATATCCTCCAGTAGATCCTATACAAGGTTCTGTCATATTGGTAGAAGGTATCTACGATATGGTCAATCTGCATGATAAAGGATTAGACAATGCAGTATGTTGCTTTGGAACAAAGAACATCAATGAAGATAAACTACGTATGCTTTCTATACAAGGTGTAGAGGAAGTAATTATCTTCTTTGATGGAGACGATGCAGGTCAGAATGCTGCAAAGATAGTAAAAGAGATGGCAGAGCGAGTAGGCTTGCTATCAAGAAATGTAGCTCTCAAGGACACAGATCCAGGTGCGCTACCCTTAAAATCAGTACAAACACTAAAGAGAAAATTATATGCCTAAAGTTGCATTAGTAGAAACTAAACCAAGTAAGACAAATTTCAAGAGGGAGTTTGATGATGAGTTCGAGTTTGATCAATATCAGCTCTGTTCTGACCCCTACCTTAAAAAAGTACTCAAAAGAGATTGCGATATCGAGATTGATATTGACGCATACGACTGGATTATTGTCGTAGGCAGTGATGCACTCAAGTACTTTACGTCTGTGAATTCGGTCACAGAATACTCTGGCAAGAAAGTCGAAGAGAAGTTCCTGCCTGTCATTAACCCTGCCATGCTCGCATTCAAGCCCGAAGCACAACGCACATGGGATGACTCCAAGAAAAGTATCATAGAGTACATTACTGGTGATAAGCAAGACACGGTAATTACTACATACAATGCTTGGGGTATTCAAGATACGGAGGAAGCCAATGCTTTTATACGTGCTGCTATTGACGCCCCTCTTCCTTACGTTGCTCTTGACTCGGAAACAACCGGACTTTATCCACGTGACGGCCATATGCTTGGCATTAGTCTTAGTTATGAAGCTGATCGCGGTGCATACATAGACACCGAGTGTTTTGATGAAGAGACAGAACAACTGTTGCAAGAGCTGTTCGATAAGAAAACAGTAATATTCCACAATGCCAAGTTCGATATGGCATTCTTTGAGTATCATTTTAACTTCAGCTTCCCTAGCTTCGAAGATACAATGCTTCTACACTACTTGATTGATGAGAACCCTGGTACTCACGGTCTAAAGCAGTTATCTATGAAGTATACTATCTATGGTGACTATGAGAAGCCCATGTACCAGTGGATAGATAACTATCGTAAACAAAATGGTATTCTCAAAAACGACTTCAACTGGGGAGATATTCCCTTTGATGTAATGAAACTATACGCTGGTATGGATGCTGCCTGTACTTTTCTGATCTACGAAAAGTTTGTAAAGATTAAGCAGAATAAACGCCTAGCAAAAGTGTACGATAACATACTAATCCCCGGTTGCCGTTTTCTAACGGACATCCAAGATAACGGCGTACCTTTTGATAAGCAGCGTTTGCTCAAGTCACAGTCTCTTATGCAGGATGAGATTGATGAAGCAGTAGCAGAGTTGTATAAGCATCCCGCTATTAGTAAATTTGAGCAAATTAATGGAAAAGATTTTAATCCTAACAGTACTGTTCAGCTTCGTAGTCTTCTTTTCGACTTTATTGGTCTCACTCCTACTGGAAAGAAAACAGGCACTGGAGCGAACAGCACAGACGCGGAAGTACTTGGAGAATTGGCAAGGCAATCCGATGTCCCCGGACTTATCCTTGCTATCAGACAAAAATCCAAAATTAAAAATACTTATTTGGACAAAATCTTCCCACAGTTGGATCGCGATAGTAGACTACGTACTGGTTTTAACCTTCATGGTACAACTTCTGGCAGGCTTAGCTCTAGCGGTAAGCTTAATATGCAGCAACTACCAAGAGACAATCCCATTGTTAAAGGATGTATTAAGGCAGCTGAGGGACACAAAATTGTAGCAATGGATTTGACCACAGCAGAGGTATATGTCGCTGCTGTACTCGCAAAAGACAAAGCACTTATGGATGTGTTCAAGTCTGGAGGCAACTTCCACAGTGCGATTGCCCACAAAGTATTTAAGCTACCTTGCGAAGTAGGTGAAGTAGCAGAATTATACAGTATGCAACGTCAGGCGGCTAAAGCCGTAACCTTTGGTATCATGTATGGTGCTGGCGCAAACAAGATTAGTGAGCAAGTCACAAAAGACAGTGGTAAACCTTTCACTAGAAACGAAGCTCAGGAAGTCATTGACGACTATTTCAAAGAGTTTCACAAGTTAAAATCATGGATTGAAGAGAACCAGAAGTTCATTCAGCAAAATGGTTTCATTTATAGCTTCTTCGGAAGAAAAAGGAGATTACCAAATGTCGCATCGACAGACAAAGGCATCCAGAGCCATAGCGTTAGGTCTGGTCTTAATTTTCTGGTGCAGTCTGCTGCTTCTGATATTAACCTCTTAGGTGCTATTGATATGAGCGAGTGGATTAAGTCTACAGGTAAGAAGGCTCGCATCTTCGCACTCGTACACGATTCCATTCTAGCAGAAGTGCCAGATGATGAAGTAGAGGAGTACATGGAGCAGTTAGCCAAGTTTATACAGATGGACAGAGGTATTTCTATACCAGGAGCTCCTGTAGGTTGTGACTTTGAGATTGTTCACCAAGACTACTCAGGCGGAAAATTCGAGAAAATGTATGGTGATCACATATCGTAATCTACGCACAAGTGTAGAGTACCCTGTATTTTTATTGCCTTCAGGAAATTGGGAGTTGCACGATGGACTCCTTTTTCTTAGCGATAAGATAGTGGATGACACAAATAAAGAGGGCAGAACTCTTGGTGCTAGGCGTATGCAAACAGCTCATAAGAATATTCTTCCCTTAAAAAAGATGATCGCTTCGTACAACGGTATACTAAAACAAAAAACTAAGTACTTTATAGACAACCTAGGAAGACCTTTTGTGTACGAAAAGACACGATTTGCACAGTTAAAATATTTAAGAATTAAAGAGGTGCAGCTAAAAGATACAGCTACACTTATAAAGGTACAAGGACATAACACTCCTTTTACCGTTCCACGCCCTCCTGAAGATGGAATGCTTTGGGCAGGGGTTCTGCACTTACATGGACTTCCGTGGGTGCTTTACGAGTATTCGGAAACGAAACTCAAAGATACCAGAAAGAAAGTATAATATGGGAAAACGAAGAAAAACTCTTGCAGGAGTCAACTTTGAACTGCAAGAAATAGAACCTTTAACACGTAACCAGCTAAAAGCATTTGAATCTAACAAACACCTCGTACTGCATGGACTTGCAGGAACAGGTAAGACGTTTATATCCTCGTACCTAGCATACGATGATATGGCAAAAGGAGCCTTTCAAAAGCTAGTAATTATACGAAGTGCTGTACCTACAAGAGACATTGGATTCTTACCTGGTACAGAAAAGGAAAAAGCCTCTGTTTACGAAGAGCCTTATAAAGATATTGCTAATGATCTGTTTGGTAGAGGCGATGCCTACGAAATACTAAAACAGAAAAACTTAGTAGAGTTTATGACGACTTCTTTCATACGAGGAATTACACTCAGAGATGCAGTTATTCTTATTGATGAGTGTCAAAATATGTCTTTCCATGAGTTAGATTCTATTATTACCCGTATGGGCGAGAACTGTAGAATCATATTCTGCGGAGACTTTAGACAGGCAGATCTTAGGGCAAACGGCCTCAAAGACTTCTTCCAAGTTCTAAAACGCATGGATCTGTTTACTTTTATCGAGTTCGAGGTAGAAGATATTGTCAGATCTGAATTTGTAAAAACTTACATTATCGCAAAGAATGAACTAGACTTATGAAGATACCCACAGTAGCAGTAGACCAGTACGACTTCTTGGAACACAGAAGAAACCAAGAAGCCGCACACTGGTCAAAGAATACCAAAGACTCGCCTCTGCGTTCTATACTTACTGTAGAAATTAATACTACAGAGTTGTGTAATAGAACGTGTGTATTCTGCCCTAGACATGATCCAGAGGTGTTTCCTAACCGAAACCTTCATATGACCGTAAAAGGTGCTGTTACTATTGCTGAAGAGCTTGCTTCTAATGATTTTAAAGGCAAGATATCTCTCAGCGGGTTCGGAGAGAACTTACTCAATCCTCAGTTTCCAGAAATAGTATCAGCTTTTAGAGAAAATTTACCAGACGCTACTATAGAGTGTAACACTAATGGGGATAGATTGACTGGGGAGTATGCAAAAGACTTGATCTCGCTACGGGGTCTCGACATCTTGTATATTAACCTCTATGATGGTATAGAGCAGATGGAACACTTTGATGAAATCATGAAAGATATTCCACAGGATAGATACAAGTACCGTATGCATTGGGGTGATTTTGAGAAGCATGGTTTAATTCTGAACAATCGAAGCGGAGTTATGGACTGGGTAGGAGTAGAGGAAAGCAGTGTTACTGCGTTACAAGGTAAACCTTGCCACTACCCCTTCTATAAAATGTTTGTCGATTGGAATGGAGATGTGCTGTTCTGCAGTAATGATTGGGGCAGAGAACACGTAGTAGGTAATTTATTACAAGATTCTTTATACGATGTATGGTTCAGTAAGCCTATGACCAAGATTCGTAAAAAACTAATGAAGGGTGATAGATCTATGTCTCCCTGCAATAAATGTAGCGTAGACGGTTCTCTGTTTGGAAAACCCTCGTTTGATCTAGTAAAGGAGCACTATGAAAACCTTAATAACCGGAACTAGTACACTCTATACATCTCTTGACAAATTGTTGGAGATTGATACGTGTAGGATTGAAGACATTCTAGAAGGCAGAGTAGATATTAACGACTATAGCGCTTTTATCAATTATGCACACGTTGATTTCAAGCAAGTAGAGTTGCTAGAGTATGTATTCAAGGAGTGGAGGTTTGATGCCAATAAGATAATTTTTAATATATCTTCTCGTGCCTCTCAGCCAAATATCTCCAAAGGGTATATGTATGCCGCACAGAAAGCAGCATTAAACCACTATGCTAATAATTTACATTGGAACTGTATGGAAAAAAGATGCAGAATAACTACAATGGATCTAGGAGCTGTGGCACTGCCGGGCATTGCTAGTATGCGTTGGACTGTTGTTGCAGATACAATTCTTAGTATTATGATACAGGATTTGGAAATTCCGCAGATATGTATGCAAGTGCACGAAAACTACTTGACAGTACAGGCTGCTAAAACTCTACAGCGAGCGATCTATCCATGAAAGCAGTCATAAGTCACAGAATATACATGGATTGTACCGAAGAAGTACAGGAGAGAATCGACAAAGAGCTCACCTATACTATTCCTACGCACAATCCTCTTGACCCACCTGAAGTGATCAAGAATATGGGAATTATTCGTAACGGGCTAGTCTCATTACCTATTGGACGTACGGATTTGATACCATCAAATTACGAAATAGTCGATAGGCGAGTAAACAAGCCTGTAGAATTTCCAGAGTTTAAGTTTGAGTTACGACAGAGCCAAAAGGATGTTTATGACGCAATCGAAGACAACTCCATAATCAACGCATGGGTGAGTTGGGGTAAGACATTTACAGGTTTAGCTATCGCTGGTAAGCTTGGTCAGAAAACACTTGTCGTTACCCATACTGTAGCTCTGCGTAATCAGTGGGCAAAAGAAGTAGAAAAAGTCTACGGAATTAAGGCTGGCATTATAGGCAGTGGAAAGTTTGAACTTGATGCTCCTATCGTCATTGGCAATACTCAGACTTTGTACCGAAACGTAGACAAGATTCGTAAAGAGTTTGGCACTGTCATACTAGATGAGATGCACCATGTTAGTAGCCCGACCTTTAGTAAGATACTAGATACAAATTACTGTAGATATAAGATAGGGTTATCGGGAACTATAGAAAGAAAGGATGGAAAACACGTTGTATTCAGAGATTACTTTGGTAATACTCTTTTCAAGCCACCCAAAGAAAACTATATGACCCCTACAGTGCACATTGTACCGTCAGAGATACGATTCATGGATGGAGCTAGAATCCCTTGGGCTAACAGAGTTACAAAGCTGGCAAATGATGATGAGTACAGACATACAATAGCCCTCCTAGCTGCAGCCTACGCTGCAAAGGGGCACAAAGTGTTAGTAGTAAGTGATAGAGTAAGCTTTTTGAAGGCTTGTTCCGAACTTACAGGAGACAAATCAATCTGTGTTACTGGAGAGGTGTCTCATGAAGATAGAGAAACACTTGTAGATGAAATACTCTACGGGGATGCGAATGTTCTGTACGGAACGCAGGCTATCTTCTCAGAAGGTATATCAGTAGACACACTTAGCTGTCTCATACTGGCAACCCCTGTAAATAATGAACCACTGTTGACACAGCTTTGTGGACGAGTGATTCGGAAGAAAGAAGGTAAAATCGACCCTGTTATTATAGATATACACCTGAAAGGAAATACGGCTCGAAAACAAGCCTCCAATCGTGTTGGGTTCTATATGAAGCAGGGTTGGGACATGAAGTACCTTTAAAAAAATAATTCTTGACAACTTGGTAAAAAGGAAGTATAATAGTGCTCTTATTTGATTGGAAAAAGGTTTTTGATACGGCGCAAGGAAATATTGCTACTTGTAACATGATTATGGAAATGCTGGTAAACAGTCAGATCCCTCGTAACAAGTATGACCCTATCTATAAATATTCCTATAAAGACTTTACAGGCGATAGTTTTCTCCTTCATGGAGAGATGCTTCTTTACAATTCTTATAAGTACACACAAAAAGAACTTTGCATATATTACGCACTGGCTTCTCTTAGAAGTACAGCGGATTATTTTGCAACACAAAAAACTACGCTAGACGCACTACATTGTCCTGTGCCTCTAGACGAAATAAACGATAACAGGCTACTCATAGTACTACCCGACGAAATAACGTTGATCTATGAAGAAGTCACACTGGAGACTATACACTAATGGCATTATCATTCAATAAGCAAACGGGCGGAGCCCAAAAATCCTCAATCTCATCTTTTCAGTACAAAGACGGTGACAACAAAATGCGCGTAGTTGGCGACATTCTTGCACGTTATGTCTACTGGATTCAAGGCGAGAACGGTAAAAACATTCCTATGGAGTGTCTATCTTTTGATAGAAACTCTGAGCGATTCAACAATCAAGAAAAAGACTGGGTACGCGAGTACTATCCTGACCTTAAATGTGGCTGGAGCTATGCTACTCAGTGCATCGACAACGGTGAAGTCAAAGTAGTAAACCTCAAGAAGAAGCTGTGGGAGCAAATTATTACTGCTGCAGAAGACTTGGGCGATCCTACAGACCCTGAAACTGGCTGGGATATTTGCTTCAAGCGAGTAAAGACTGGCCCATTACCTTACAATGTAGAGTATCAGTTGCAAGCATTGAAGTGCAAGCCTCGTCCTCTTACAGACGAAGAGCGTGCAACTATTGCTGACCTGAAGTCTATGGATGATGTAATGACTCGTCCTACTGCTGATGCACAGAAAGAGTTGCTTGATCGAGTTCGTAACCACGGTGACGAGACTGATGACGAAGCTCTTGACGCGGAGTTCAATGTAGGATGATTCTCTTTACGGCAGACTGGCACATCAAGCTGGGGCAAAAGAATGTTCCAGTAAAATGGGCTACAAACCGTTATCAAATGTTCTTCAACCAAGTTTACGAACTAGAAAAAGAATGTAATATGCACATAATCGGAGGCGATCTCTTTGATCGTCTTCCGAATATGGAAGAGTTGGAGCTTTACTTCAGGTTTATTCGTGGAGTAAAGATTCCAACTATTATTTATGATGGAAACCATGAAGCTACTAAGAAGAATAAGACTTTCTTTACTCAACTAAAACAAGTTAGTAGAGATATTAATCCTCTTATTCATATAGTAGATGTGTCCTATGTAGACAATGATTTAGGTTTCGGTATACTACCTTATGCAGACTTACACCGCAAAGGTAGTATAGATCATTTTGATACGAGTCAGCCTCTATTCACTCATGTCAGAGGGGAGATACCACCACACGTTAAACCGGAAGTTGACTTAGATTTATTTGAAGACTTCCCTGTTGTATTTGCAGGTGATCTACACGCTCACAGCAACTGTCAACGTAATATTGTATACCCAGGTAGTCCAATGACTACTTCTTTTCATAGAAGTAGAGTAAAAACAGGATATCTGCTTATCAACGAACAAGACTGGACTTGGATGTGGGAAGAGTTTAACCTACCACAGCTAATTCGTAAGACAGTTACAAGTAGTGAAGATATGACTGCTACTGATTTTGATCACACGATCTATGAAGTAGAAGGGGATATGCAGGATCTAGCTGGAGTAAAGAACTCAGAACTGCTAGATAAAAAAGTAGTAAAACGAAAGTCAGAAGCATCTCTTATTATGGATAAAGAGATGAGTATACAACAAGAACTAGTAGAATACCTAACGTACATACTAGAAATTAATCCTGAAAAAATACCAGACATCATAGGAACATACAATGATTACACTACAAACATTGAAATGGGATAACTGCTTTAGTTATGGTTCTGGTAATGAGTTACAATTAGACGACAATACTGTTACACAAATCCTTGGTACTAACGGGATGGGCAAGTCGTCCATCCCGTTAATCATTGAGGAAGCACTGTATAACAAGAACTCTAAGGGTATCAAAAAAGCAGACATTCCTAATCGCTATGTGAATGACGGTTATAATATATCTTTGTCTTTTACTAAAGATGACGATAGTTATCAAATTACTGTTAATCGCAAAACAAACATCAAAGTCAAACTTGAAAAGAACGGTACTGATATCTCTAGCCATACGGCTACGAATACTTACAAGAGTCTTCAGGAGATTCTTGGAGTTGACTTTAAAACCTTTTCGCAGCTAGTATATCAAAATACTAATGCGAGTTTGCAGTTCTTAACTGCTACAGATGCAAATCGTAAGAAGTTTCTTATTGATCTTCTACACTTAGAAAAATACGTTGAGTTATTCGAAGTATTCAAAGCTGCATCTAGGGAAGTATCGAATACGTCATCTACCATAGCAGGGAAACTTGCAACAGTAGAAAAATGGTTAGAAACAAATAAATTGACCGATACATCCATACTACCCATGTTAGATTTACAAATTAATACATCTGAAGACGAAGAAGCTTTGCGTCATTGGATGACAGAGAAAGAAAATATCTCTGAAAAAAATAAAAAGATTCGAGAGAATAATCAGTATAAAATAATGCTGGACAAGATAGACATCGGTGCTATCTCTGCTAGTACAATTTGCTGGGAGTCTTACGATGATTTACAAGAAGAGCTAGGGTCTTTACAAGCAGTCGCTACGGGTGCTCAACGGACTCTGGACAGATTAGAGAAAATTTCTGAAGAGTGTCCTACTTGTGGGCAATCTATTGATGTCTCTTCTGAAAAAGCAATGATTGAAGGCGAGCGCACAAAGCGTGATGAAGCTCATGGCAAAGCTCTGGGGATTCGTCCTCTGATTCAAGAGATTAAAGCAAACAATGCTACTTTCGAAAAGAATCAAAAAGCGCAAAAGGAATGGGAAGACTTATATCGCTCGTACGACAAATCTCTACCAACGGAGATACTGGAAGAGTCTGAAGTGGATTCAAAAATCGCGGAACTGAAGAGCGTATTATCCGAAGCCAGAACCCAATTGGCAGAAAATGCAGCAGAGAACGAAAGACGAACAAGACTCAATACTCGTATTCAAGTGATAGAAGAGCAGACAGAAGAGTTCGTTGAACAGCAAGAAGAGTACGATGGAAAACTTGCAGGCAACCAAAAACTAGAAGCGGATTTAGAAGTATTGAAGAAGTCTTTTAGCACAAATGGTTTACTTGCATACAAGATTGAAAACTTAGTTGGAGAACTCGAAGAGTTAGCAAACGAGTACTTGGCTGAACTTTCTGATGGTAGGTTTACACTAGAGTTTGTTGTTTCAAATGATAAGTTAAACGTACAAATTACTGATAACGGTAATGTAGTAGATATTCTAGCACTTTCGTCTGGCGAGTTGGCTAGGGTAAATACTGCTACTTTGATAGCTATTCGTAGACTGATGAGTAGTATCTCAAAGTCTAAAATCAATGTACTGTTTTTAGATGAAGTTATTAGTGTTCTTGATGATGCCGGAAAGGAACGTATAGTAGAAGTTCTACTACGAGAAGATATGAATACCTATCTAGTTTCTCATGGTTGGTCTCACCCACTGTTAGAAAAAATCGAAGTAGTCAAGGATGGAAACACTAGCGTATTGGAGTAAGGATGAGCGCAGGTAGACGAAGAATGTGGTGGGCACAACAAAATAACTGGGATCAAGCAGTATCAGACCCCAAGAAAGAAGAGGACGAAGATGGTAGATTCGAGAGCGAAGGGAGCGAGAGGCGAGTACCTAGTGAGGGACATGCTGAGGGAAGCGACCGGACTGAAATTTGAGAGAGTGCCTGCCTCGGGCGCTCTTGAATATCTGAAAGGGGACTTATATGTCCCTAATCAGAGAAATCATTATTGCATAGAGGTAAAGAACTACAAAGACTCTGCTCTCACTGATAAGATATTTACACAACCTAAAACAAATAATCTTATCAGATGGTGGAAGAAAGTTGTAGTACAAGCAGCAGGTGGCGACCAAAAGCCAATGCTATTTTTTAAATATGATCGATCTAAAGTATTTGTAGTAACAGAGAATAAGCCAGAAAACACAGAGGAGTATCTGTATATTCGTTTTTTGAATTGTTATGTACTACTAATGGAAGATTGGTTAAAAACAGAAAAGACGGAGTGGATAGGTGGCTTTTAATTTTAACGAACGCAACCAAGACGGTGTACTCATAGTAGATGCACTAAACTTAGCTTTTCGGTGGAAGCATCAAGGCAGAACAGATTTTCGTGATCAGTATGTAGAAACAGTAAGGTCTCTAGCAACATCTTACAATTGTGGTAAAATTATTATTACCGCAGATTGGGGATCATCTAGCTACAGAAAAGAGATATTACCAGAGTACAAGCAGAATCGAAAAGATAAGTATGCTGAACAAACTGAAGCAGAGAAGCAAGCATTTATTGACTTCTTTGAAGAGTACGAAGAAACACTAGAATTACTGTCAGAAAGCTATGACGTTCTTCGCTACAAAGGTGTAGAGGCAGATGATCTTGCTGCCCACCTTGTAAAGCAAAGAAAACAGTACGGATTAGAAAATATCTGGCTGGTATCTAGTGACCGAGACTGGGACTTATTGATTCAGGACGGTGTAAGTAGATTTTCTTACGTTACTCGGAAAGAGGTAACAATAGATAACTGGCATGAGCACTACGAAGTTAAACCAGAAGAGTATATCTCTTTCAAGTGTTTAACAGGTGATAAAGGTGATAATGTCCCAGGTATCAACGGCATAGGGCCGAAAAGAGCACAACAACTTATAGAACAGTATGGCGATGCCATGTCAATTTATGATTGTATACCCATCGAGGGCAAATACAAGTACATACAAGAATTGAATGAAAACGCAGAAGTACTGCTAAAAAACTACGAGTTGATGGATTTAGTAACATATTGCGATGATGCAATAGGCAAGGACAATGTGTCCAATATTGAGGAGAGAATGGTATAATGGATCAGTATCAAAGTTTTATTCATAAGAGTAGATACGCCCGTTGGCTAGAAGAAGAAGGACGTCGTGAGACATGGGGAGAGACATGCAGTCGCTATGTTGACTTCTTTAAGGAAAGAGAGCAGTTAGATGATGAAAACGGACAAGAGATCTGGGATGCTATTCATGCACTAGAAGTTATGCCTTCTATGCGTTGTATGATGACAGCAGGCGAGGCACTGAAGCGTGATAACGTAGCAGGCTTTAACTGTAGTTACTTGCATATTGACCATCCACGAGCTTTTGACGAGCTGATGTATGTATTGATGTGTGGTACAGGTGTAGGCTTTAGTGTAGAACGTAACTTTATCAATAAGCTACCAGAAGTAGCGGAGACATTCCACAAAACAAGTTCTACAATTGTAGTAAGTGATAGTAAGCTAGGATGGGCAAGTGCCTTCCGTGAGTTGATTGCCATGCTTTATGCAGGTAAGTTACCTCAGTGGGATATGAGCCGAGTACGTCCAGCAGGTGCTAGACTCAAGACTTTTGGCGGTCGAGCCAGTGGCCCAGAGCCTTTGCAAGACTTGTTCCGTTTCTGTGTAGAGATATTCCAGAAAGCAAAAGGACGTAAACTCACAAGTATTGAGTGCCATGATGTCTGCTGTAAGATTGCTGATATTGTAGTAGTTGGTGGTGTTCGTAGATCTGCTCTGATTAGTTTGTCTAATCTATCAGACCAACGTATGTCAAAAGCTAAGTCAGGTCAGTGGTGGGTAGATCAAGGCCAGCGTCGTCTAGCAAATAATTCTGTAGCGTATACAGAGAAGCCTGACTTCGAAGCGTTCTTAACTGAGATGAAGAATCTATATGAGTCTAAGTCTGGTGAGCGTGGCTTGTTCAGTCGTGTAGCAGCACAGAAGATTGCAGCTCGTAATGGCCGTAGAGATGCAGAACACGATTTTGGTACTAACCCTTGCTCTGAGATTATTCTACGAAGCAATGAGTTCTGTAATTTATCCGAAGTTGTAGTACGAGCAGATGATACACTAGAAACACTAAAAGAGAAAGTACGCAAAGCTACCATTATTGGTACATTGCAGTCTACTCTTACAGACTTTAGGTATCTACGGGTGCGCTGGAAGCGTAACACCGAAGAAGAGGCATTGCTTGGTGTAAGTTTGACAGGTATTATGGATCATGAAATTTTGGGCGGAGACCCAGAGTCACCAATGCTAGCAGTGTGGCTAGAGGAAATGAGAGATGTTAGTATTGCAACAAATAAAGAATGGGCTGAAAGGCTTGGTGTTAATCAGTCTGTCGCTATTACGTGTGTTAAGCCAAGTGGTACTGTATCTCAGCTTGTTGACAGTGCTTCCGGTATTCATCCTCGTTTCAGCAAGCATTACATTCGCCGTGTACGTTCAGACAAAAAAGACCCACTTGCTCTCTACATGGAACAAGCAGGGTTTCCCATGGAACAAGATGTAATGTCAGCAACGTCTGTAGTCTTTAGCTTTCCTGTAAAGGCTCCTGAAGCAAGTACTTGCGTAAAAGATGTAGGTGCAATGCATCAGTTAAAGCTGTGGAAGACTTATCAGAATCATTGGTGTGAACACAAGCCGAGTGTGACTGTATACTACACTGACAGTGAATACTTACAAGTATCACAGTGGATTTGGGATAACTTTGATCTATGTTCTGGAATTAGTTTACTTCCAACAAGCGATCACACTTATCAGCAAGCTCCTTACGAGGACATTAGCGAAGAAGAGTACGATAGATTAGTATCTGAAATGCCACAAAATGTAAACTGGGAAGATTTAGCTCAGTTTGAAAAAGAAGATAACACAACTGGATCTCAAGAACTTGCCTGTGTTGGCGGTGCTTGCGAGATCGTATAAGGAGTATAAAAATGAGTGAACAGCAAGAACAAGAACAAGACTTTCGCTTTTCTAGCGAACTAAGTTATATGGGTATGCTCGATGATTTCGCAAAGAACAATGTAGAGCAAAATGATAGAGTAGAGAGCTTTGGTAGTAATATATGGTTTCCTGATATTACAGGATCTTTTCCTAACTTTGGTAATTCAAAGTTTAGTAGAGCTTCAGCCAAAGATGATTCGTTGTATATCAATGAAGAGTCCCCGGAAGTACAAGTCTTTAATAGGGATGGAGTATCAGATATTCGAGTTAATCTAAATGAAGTAAATATTGTAGATGAGCTTCCTGAAATAATGTGCAGATATGCTTTAGCATTTGAAAATATTTGTACTCGGCAAGCTTCTAGACCTGGAGTTATTCAGTTTAATCTAGGAATACTGTGGTCTACCGAGGAACAGGTAGAAGGAATAGCAGAAATGCTACAAGCACAGATTGCTTTTCCAGTACATCCATAACGAAGAAAGCCCCTTTAATCAGGGGCTTTTTTTATGTCTACTAACATCTTTCTTAACTTTCCTACCCTTACTTTCGTAAGATTTCCTAGCCTTTCTACAATTGCTTTTTCTTTCTCTGGCAGATTATCAGTATAAGGTAGTAGCCTATCAAAACAACACCCAAAAGTTTCTCTAACACTAGCTTCTCCCGAA